CGAGTGCATGATGATGGTATCGAGAACATCGCTGTTGTCGCCCATCGTCTGTGCGGTATCGAGGATCGCGTTGGCCGACACCTTTTCAGCCGCCACCGGAGCGCCGGTTGCGTCGGTGCCGATCGTGACAACCATGTCGCCTGCATTGTTGGCGACATTGGATGCGATCACGCCGCGCAGCACGGACACGATGTAACGCTGGAATTCGCGTCCCCACAATGCCGCAACGCGCGATGCGATGCGCTTCATTGGATCGTCACCCGCAAGCTCCGAAACGAGGTCAGCTTCCGACCATGATTTGTTGCGGTTGTTGCGGATGGCGATATCTGCCGCCGCGACGATCTTGTCGGGTACTGCCGCAACCGCGGGGTCGTCCGACGAAATGTTCGCGGTGGTTGTGTCTGACAAGTCTTGCCAGAAGGGGACGTTTACAGTCTGCCCGCCTCCGGAGAGGAAGGTCGCAAACATCGCATCCTGACGGAGAATGCCAGACTGGAAGATGGCCGTCTTCGTCGTCGTTTCTTTGAGCATGTAGGGCACAAAGACCGAAGGGACGATGACGTCCGACAGTCTGGTAACAGCCATGAGCGGTCTCCAAGGTTGTGGCCGCTCATGGCCTTAGTTGCTACCGCCGACTTCGCTTGTCGTATGGCGAACGCCATATAGCTTTGTCGGGGTCTTTCCCTGCGGCAATGATGAGCGACCGGGCCAGTTCCGGATTCTCGCGCTCGATGCGACCTTGCTCACTGAGGTTTTCCTGACCGTCCTTCCACGGATTATCTTCCGTCAGGTGGCCGGGTCCGCCGCCGTGAACACTATCCTCCCGGTAGAGCCCTTCACCGACCTTGGCCAAAGCGAACGCAAGCTTTGCGTCCGCGATCGACCCGTCCTGCGCGATTAGCCCAACACCCTTGAACGTCTCTGAGAGACCCAAACCCCGAAGACCGGCTTTCGCGTAACCCAAGTTGACCTTGTAGCCATCGCTTTCAGTCGGTCCCCACTTCGCCAAAATCTCTTGGTGCGCGGTGCCAACGCGGCGAGCCATGCCCTCATTGGCGGCGTCCATTTGCGCCTGTGAGCGCAAAACGAACTTATCGTGCAGCGTTTGAGCTTGGCCGGGGCTGAGACCCGCTTCATGCGACCAATTCTTGTATTCGGTCGCGAAGGCGTCGTCGTACGGGAAGTTCTCCTTAACGCCTTGTGGCAACTTGAATTTATAGTCGCCGGGCGTCCCGGGCTTCCCTAACGCGGTGTGGAGCTTATCCCATTCGTCCTTTGGCGAAGCCGCCGTAGGAAGAACGATGCTCTTACCGAGACGATTTTCTAACTCGCGGTACGACGTGATGACCACGTCGGGCGAATTAGATTTGTCCCATCCCTTTGCCTTGGCGACTTCACGGTTGCCTGCATCTTGCAGACCAGAGAGCCAAGACGAGTCCGACACAACTTGCGAGGACTGTGCGCCGGAATTTCCTTGGGGTTGCCCACCTCCGGTGGACCCGGACGGATCTGGCGGCATTTTTATCTCTCCTCATCTTGAGGCGCAAGCCCTGTCACTTGCGCCGCGGTTTGACGCGCCGCGGTTTCCAACGACATGACCTCCTGCGGCGACATGCGAAGGTACTGGAAGATGCGCCCGAAAAGACAGCGCATTCCCTCGTTGAAGACCAGAGTATCGCGCTCGCCTGATTCAGGCGGCGTCACGCGATAAAAGCCTGAGAAGTTTGCTAGATCGACCAGTACGATTTCCTGATCGGCTTGCGATGGCGATCCGGTGAAAACGCGCTGATACGCTGTGGCAAGCGTAGCTTCAGCCGCCTGTGGGGAAGCCTGACGCGTTGGGTACAGGAGCCTTACCAAACTGCGAAAGTAGGGCATTGGTTGATTGCACCGCTTGATCTGAGGCCGTTGGGTTTCCTTGCACCCCACCCTTTAACCGATCGAGCAGGCCACTCATCGCGTCGGCAATTTGCGGGGCGTTTTGGGCAGTCTCGCCTACGTTGCGACCGGCGATCGACAGGTCTTTTGCAATCTGTCCGCCTTGGCCACCGGCTTGCAGCGCCATCATCGCATTCTGTTGCTGCATCGAGGTCTGGCGAGCTTGCGCCATCACAGTCTCGGTCGTCATAATTTCGGCTGGGGCACCGAAGATTTCGCGCAAGAGACGCACGGTTCTGTCGAGGTCGAAATTGTCGAGAATGTTCGGCTTTACCTTCACCATCGGCAACGCGATGTTGAGAAGCTGTGTAGTGCCAACGCCTTCGTTGGCCCGCCGCATGCGATCGAGCGGCGAGGTCATCTTCACGGACAGTGACGTGCCGTGCAGCGAGGACGGCGGGAACAGCGGTGAGTTTGGCCGGAAAATGCCGCGCCGCATCAGGATCGCAAGCTCGCGATCGACTTGCTGGGCAAGCGCGCCTTGGATCTTGCCGCCTGCCGGACCGAGCAATTCGCCCTTTTCGTTGGCGCGAATCATCGCCTCGGTTGCAGTCATCTCCGGATTTTTAATAAGCGTCTGGAACAGGTTGATGTACATGGTGTCCTTCACCATGCCGCGCCGGGCTTCCATCACCTTTTCCGCGAAGTCTGGATTTTGTGCCGTGATTAAAGGACGAACCCGCAGAGACCCATCGGGTCCAACAGCGCCGGGGTTAATGGCCCGCGGGTTCAAGTTCGGTCGATTCATCACGCCGTCGTTGGGCATGCCGAGCGGCGGATCGGTCCACTGACCGAAGGCGCGAAGCTCGCTCTTACCCATCAATTGCAGCGATTTGATTTCGGACAGGCACAGCATGACCGGCGACTCGGCATACGGTCCGTTGTCCTGTTGCAGCCAGTGGTAGACGACGAACGGGAATTCGTAGAACCCGCCGTCCGATATCATGTGCTTGTTGTCGAGTTCGACGTAGTAGCTGGCGATCGACGAGCCCTTGAGAGTACCTTCAAGGTTGCTCGAACCTGCCTCCATGCGAGGGCAAACAGCGTGAACAACAGGAACGAACGTCTCTAGATCGCCAGCTTCGTAAGCCTGTTGCACTTGGGTTGAGCAATTTTTTGACCCGAATTTGTTGACTAGCTGCTTTATGGTGAATTTGCGGACTCGAAAATTAGTATCGACGGTGCCGTAGTCGTTGGTGGCCAGCAAGTTCTCGTTGAGCGGGCAATACTGGTAGCGGATGGGAATGATTGATTCGCCAGCGCGTTTGCGTCCGTCATCCTGCTCGACGTAGTTAACTGCCGTACCAAAAGCGACACAAGATCGCATTGCCTTTTGGTGCGAGGGGATGAAGCCAGCGTGAGGATCGTATCGCAAAGCGAAAAGGAAATTCCGCAATCGCTCAAGATAGATGTTTTCTTCATCGGTAGTCTTGTCCTTGAGAATGTCCGCGACCGCGAGGCCGTGCCACTTCTCTGACTGCGGCGTGACCAAACTCTCCATCCCGCTCGCCAGCCGCTCACATGCTGACATGCCGGTGTTGTCGTAGATTGATTTCACCCGCTGCGGCGCGTTCGGGTAGGTCGATCCTGCGCCGGTCGATCCCATCAGCGGCCCGGAGCCGAGCCGGTTGACGCCAAGCTGCATCAGCGAAAAAGACAGTTCGGGACTCTCGGTCGGCAACACCATGCGGGCGATATCCATCCAGACACTCACCCAATAGATCCGATCGCTGGCCAGCTTGTTGGCGCGGTCGATGATGTCACTCGCTATCGTCATACGACTTTGCCCTCGGGAAACCACTCTTGTCCGTAGCGATCGTAGGCTCGCCGCTCGTACGGGTTCATGCGGTAGCCGAATTTCCACGCATAGTAAAAATACCAGAAGTGCCAGCGCAGCGTGCCGTCACGCTCCATTTGTTCGTAGTGAACGCGTTCGTGCTGAATGATCGTCTCACGCAGCGCTGTCCTATTCTCTGACCACATATCGCGGCGAACGTGGACGACGCGCCACGGCATCGGGATTGCCCAAAACTGATTGCGATGCAGCCACCATTCCCAAAACCAATGGGCGGGCCGAATCAGTGGCTCTTTTCGCAAGACGGCAGGCGGACCCATTATGTGACCTGTGTGCCCTTGGTCGAGCCGAGGATATCGGTCCCTGTTGTTAGCGTTCCGCCACCGACGCGCGAGCCCGGAAGACCGGCGCGAACTTCTTGGAAGCGCTGAAACGCATCCGAGCCGGGCGACGTTGGTACGTTGGTTGGAGGTGGCGCTGGAGGCGGTGGTGGCGGAGGAGGACCGCCGCCGCCGCCCATGCAGTAACAAATAAACTTGTCGCGGTATTCTGTCATGTCGTTGACCCTGATCCGCTGTCGATCTTCGTGGCGTCCTTGCTCGTGTCGATCTTCGTCGCACTTGGGTCGTACGGCAGAATGCTTGCATGCAACTGATGCAGCCGGGCTACTTCATCGGCACTCGTGAACGTCGGCCCCGGGGGCGGTGGGGCAGGCGGTGGTGGCGGTGATCCGCCTCCTCCTCCCATACACATGTCTACCTCCCTGCTACTACCGTACCGTGGACTGGCGCGAAACCACCTCCGCCTCCGCCGCCCCCAAGATTTCCGGCCCCGACCGGGACCGCGCTGGGAATTTGGCTCTGGAAGACGGGGTTGAGATTGGTTCCGGTGGCATATCCTGCTTCCGGATTCATCACGTTTTGCGGCATGCCGACGTCGCGCCAGTGCTGATTGCGCTCCATTCGCCGCTGAATTTGCCACTGATTGAATTGGTCCTGCGTCCACCCTGACGATGCGAAGGGGTTCTTGTTGGCCGGATCGGCGGCACCTGTGAAGCACATATCAGCCTCCGAGCTTCGATGTTGCCACGATGGTACCGCCCGGCATACTTGCCCCCACAGTGCCGCCGCCCGGGATGCTTCCCGTTGGACTCGAGGGTGCCATTGACGACGCGTTCTGCGCCCTGATCGTGTCAAGCGTTCCCTTTGA